GCGCATTGCTGGTACTGACCCAGCCCTCCTGGAGGAATATGTACACTATCCTCTAAGCGTTCTTCCTTAAAACTATTGCGCATATGGCTGACTCGGTGGGAATCGAACCCACGCTACCCTGATTAACAGTCAGGTGCCTTACCGCTTGGCTACGAGTCAAGGAGTGCTAGGCAGGGTCAACTACCTAGCTGAAGACAATATGAACTTAGAGTCATTAGTCAGGTGGAGTATCTCACATACTCCAAACTAGGCACAAAGAGTTCATTCCCTAAGGTACGCTGTAACCTCTTTATACTTAGTTTGCAATATACAAGGTAGTAGGAGGTTCCCAAGCCTCCTACCGCTCCGTATAGGTGCTTTCCACGACACCCACACAATATCTCTTCGGGACGAAGATACCATAACATAACACAAGGTGTATTATCCGGTACACCTAGAACATTACTGCTCCATACAACCTTCATTAAAGGCTCTATGCAATAGTAATGGTAGGGGAGGTAGGACTCGAACCTACTCGGGGGTATTTAAGCCCTAGGAATTATTAGCCCCTTCCACCGTGGATGCGTCTGCCTGTTCCGCCACTCCCCTACATAATTAGACGGTTGGAGTGGAGTTATACTCCCACCCATAGTAGCACTTGGTATATTTTTAGCGTCCCCCAAGCGGGATAAAGAGCACCGTCCTACTCTGTGGTAGTTTTTAGGGTTCCTGTCCACCCTACAAGTCCTAAGATATATTTCTCGGCTATATCCTGCCTGACCAACAACTACCCAAGGTGAAGCAAAGTAGCGGTGTGTTTCAACCGCCCTGTGCTTTAATTAAAACTCAAAATCAAGAATTTTCTCCCTTGTACATATATTGTGAGAAACCTACCTTCACAATATTATTTGGATACTTCTTCATAGCAGTGTTAATAGGGCTAGATGGATTACCCCAGTCTCTTCCATATCTTTCCTTTGCTAGTTTTCCTATCTCCACTGGTGCAAGGGGCTTGTCAGACTCTTGCAGTATATTTAATATGATATCATTAGCAGTGTATCCTTGAATATATTTCTTAAGCTGTCTTCTAGGTTTCCTAGGTGTGTCTTTCTTTGGGGCTGGTTTTATAGGCTGTTTTTCTACCTGTTCAAACAAACCATCCATAACACCTTGAACCTGCTTTTCAGCTGAAACTTGCATAGCACCTGATAGAAATTCTTGTATGCCTTGGGTTGCCCCTTCCAACATTTCAATCATTTTGCGCTCAATCATTTTCTCAACTGTATCTTCCAATACTTTTGCTACAACTTTCTCCAGTATTGGTTCAATGTTTCCTAACGCCCTACTAGCTCCTGCTTCTGTAGAGTTAGCGAACATAGTAGCGAAGGCTTTCATACCTTCGTGTGAGAATACTACTGCCGCTTCCTTGATACTACCAGCCTTCATTAGGTCTTTAGTACCTGTAGCACCATGACGCTTGTACTCCTCATGTTCTCTCTTTGCTGTCTCCTGTCTAATGACTTGACTATCTACATATTGCTTCTTGGACTTATCCAACTGCCATCGTCCTCTCCTTCATAATGTGTTCGTCTGAACAATCCAAATTATTACATGGAAGGAGAATTCTGTCAAGCCCCATTTGTAGGCACAAAAATAAGTAGGAGCCTTAGCCCCTACTTCATTTCTATTCCCTTATCGGAAAGCCTTTGTGTTAGCCCTTTTATCTTACTATTAAGATGCTGTAGGGTGCTTACCTTCTCAGCCCAATGGTGACCTCCATTAGCATCTAAGTGTGCATATGCTTCATTTAAGTAGTCCGTATGATGCTTACCCATACCAGTTGTGTCCTTCTCCTTAAGACGTTGCATAGCACCTCGTACATGGGGTATCATCGTCTGCTTGTGGGTTTCTCTAATCTGACTGTATTGTTTGTGCATTTGCTTTAGAGTTTCTACGTCAGTGTCATCAGTATGGAATGGTTGATTAGCTGAAAGGTGCTTGTCTAAGGCGTTACTAAACCTCATCCAGTTAACACCCTCATGACCATTCTCTTCCCACCGTACACCATTCTTAGTGCCTTGGTCTAGTAAGTGGGCACGACTAAACGCATTTGTTAGTACTTTATAGTGGTGGCTAGCCATAATATCTCTCCTTTCACATAAAAACACTCCTAGACTTAATATCCAGGAGTGTTATGAGTAATATTATACTGTTTTGAAGGTTGCTCCTAAGGTAGAAAGCCCAATGACTTCTCCCTCATCAGGGTTAGCTAACACTCCGATGAATCCCACAGTGTACACATCAACCTTGTCACTGTCGTTACTTAGCTTAGTTTTATACTTATGAATACGGTCATCTTCTTTAATAAGTTTAATAGCAAACAGGGCATTTGGATACTGTTTAACTAGGTTAATCAGCTTAGGTTGGTTTTCAAAAATAACTACGTAGTCTTCCTCTGACTGTACCTCAAAGATATTGTAGTTACCTCTTGTAGAAACAAAGTCCAAAGTAGTAATAATGTGATTGTCACCAGTTCTGTGTGCGTAGGTTGCACTAGCATAGTCCAAGAAATTCATATTATCTTCTCCACCTTCTGTATTATAATCTGCCCATAACCATAGAGGGTTTATGTAGCTCTAGCTGATAATCTTACTCTCACCAATTATAGGCAGTGTTTTTAGTCTAGCCTTCTTTAGGTTTCTACTTATATGCATTTGGCTGAAACCTAGTTTCTTACCTATTTCAACCTGAGTGTATCCTTCCATTGTCAGAGTTAATATACTGTACTCTAGGTCATTGAGACTGTTCTTTATCTCATGCAGGTACATGTCATATAGAATCTCATTCTCAGTATCAATAGGAGCAGGCATGATGTCTGCATAGGTTTTCTTGTCCTTGCTACCCTCATCGAATATCTCTACATCCAAGGACTCCAACTTTGCCAACCTAGCAAACAGGAAGGCATCTTCTACAGCTTCTACCGTTACATCTAGTTGCTCGGCAATCTCCTCAATGGTACCTGAGACATTGTATTTGTTTATTTTTGTATATAACTCCTTCTGCGCCCTACTGAACTTCATATGGGTTGAATAGTCCCTAAGAAACCTTAAGATTTCACCATTAATGGTTCTACAAGCATATGGAGCATAATCCCCATCCTTGGAGCTATCAGGGTTAAATCTCTCATAGGCTTTTGCTAGCCCAAGACTACCAACGCTGTGAAGGTCTTCCATAGCTATGTGGTTTATGGAGTATACAGCTCTTCTATACTTGCTGGCTACATCTATGACTAAACCCATGTTGTCCCTAACAAAATCATCTATGTCTCCTAAGTGTGGATTATGCTTCATTCGCTCGTCCTCCTCTGTTTCTTGCCCTCTTGCCATAAAAAAAGGAGGGAAGCCCGAAAGCTTCACCCTCCTAGAGGATAGTACTATTAAATTGAATGGTGCCATCGCTGTTCATACTGAAATTAGGAATGTTCTGTTTCAGCTCATTTCCATCCCTAAACTCAGGTGGATTCATTACCTTACGAAAACCCCACTTTGCTGTAGCACCTGATAAGGTGGTTTGGAGGGCTTGACCCTCCGTAAACCCATCCTTACCACTTCTCAAGTATAGCTTACCATTTTTCTCATATATAGCCTTAGCTGAGAATATATCAGCTGTAGGCTTGATTGCTAGTACCTTCATCCTAATCCTCCTTATTCATACTTAATTGGAATGTTGTGCATGTTAGCAAACTCAGTAATTTTACTGTGCTTATCTGCATGCTCCTTATTCTTCCACTCTTGAGGTATAGTGATGTTCTCCACATCCTTAGCAAAGTCAATAGTACCATGCACCTGAGACTCAAAGTAACGCTTATCATCTTTGTAAGGAGTTCCATTGATAACAGACTCAATAGCACGTTTACGCTGTGCATCAGGCTTGTTAGGAGTTTTCCAACGACTATGCCATCTTTGTACTAGAAGGTGGTGAGGGTCTTCCATAGAGTAGACCTGCTTACCTTCTTGACCATATGGAATGCTATTAGAATCTAGGTGTGTAGCTGTCGTTCTCTTTCTTACATCATCCTTAAGTGTGATAGCCGCATCACCATATGGGGAAGAGTTGACACCATGATTAAATAAATCCGCAACTCCATAAACCGCTCTCTCACTATCAGTCTTAGGCTCATAATCATCACCATACAAGTCTGCTTCTATAGACTCTTTATGCTCTTGGTCATGCCCTCTATCAAGTTCAAAGTCATTCTTCATTACCCCATCTGATAGCATTTGGTCTATCATACTAGTACCACCCTTAAGGGTTTCCAGTGGGTCGAAGTGAACCATAACCTTAGTATTTCTAGCTTTCTCCATGAAGTCCTTATACATCTCTTCAGCCTTATCTTCTTCTACACCAAAGTCTACCATGAAGGCTCTCTTAGCCCACTTGCTAGCCTGTGCTTCAAAGTTCTTACTGTTGGCTTTAGCAATGTCTAGTGCCACTTCAGAGGACTTAGCAACCTTACCATCACCGTAGTTACCTAAAGTTGCAGTAATACCATCTGCATTAGGGTCTTCACCTTTCATATGGAACTGGTTACCCTGAGCAATATATTTCTGTAGTGCTGTAGAAGCTCTCATCCAAAGTATAGGCGAGTTCTGAGGTAGTGCTTCACCCTTCTTGTTAGTGTTTTCATAAGAGATGCCTAGTTCCATCATACGTTCCATAATGTCTGCACGGTCATGCTTCTTACCAATGTTCTTAACCATTGCTTTAACACTATCACTGACTACAAGATTGGCTTCAGCCATATCAGCTTTGTTACGAGTTCGTACACCATCTAACATTCTACCTTTAGCCAATTCCTTCTTAATAGCAGTAGCCGCATACATCCAGTTAATAGCTGGGTCAGACTTCTGCCTCCAAACTACACCGTTGCTATCAGCCCACTCCATCAGTTTATTACGATCATTACCGTGCTTAGCAAGAAGGTCTTGGAAAGCTATGTCAACGTTACCCTTGCCTTGCTCTTTGGCTCTTTGCTTCATTAATTTGCGGTCTTCCTTAAGCTCGAAAGTACCACCAGTAGTAATGTGTTTCTTGATAGCTGACATTGCACGCATCCACTGAATAGGAGCAGGTGCTTCCTTACCAGCGTCAGTATCAGATTTCCATCCAATACCTTGTCGTTTAGCTTCATCCATTACGTGTTGTCTAGGGAAACGCTTAACCATAGCTTCAAACTCACTAAGCTGAGATGCATATTCAGTATTTCTGTCGTATGCATATGGTGAGAAGTGTCCATTTCCTTGCTTACCAAGTACTTCTTTTTCACCAGTTTCCTTGTCATGATAGGTAACCTTATCTTTTAGCTTCTCTTCTAGTTCCTTCTTCATACTAGGGTTACCAAAGACCATTACAGGTACATGAGACAAACCATGCTTCTTAGCAAGGTCTACTAGGTGGTGGTTGTCAATGATTTCACCTTTATGGTTAATCTTAACAGGTGCTAAGTGCTTACCAGCCTTGTAGTCTTTCTCAGCCTGTGCTAGTTTATCCTTATCCACACGGTAGTTGTGGTTAGTGTTCTTAAGGTCTTCTGTCTTGTGGTGACGTACAGGAAACTTATTACTCTGACGTTTCTCTATTTCCTTTACCTCTTTCTCGTGGTGTAGGAAAGTAGAGTGGTTGCCTTCCTCAGGAGCCTTAGTCTTTGACATAGCTTCTTTATCATGTGGGTCTACCCATTGCATACGAGTAAATACCTGACCGTTTTTACCCTTAACCTGAACAGCACGCCTTACTAGTTTAGCTGTATTGATCTGACCTTTAGAGAGGTCAATTACTAGAGGAATAGACTTCTCAATACCTAAATCTCTTAGAAACTGCTTAAGAGCATGTTCTGAGTTAGCCTTATTCTTCTTTTCTACCTCTTCTGCTGGGTCTACTGAGAAGTCATTACGGTTACTTAAACTCTTAGCAATTGCTACATCTCTGCACATCATTGCTTCAGCGTAGGTAGATTTCCAGATGGCTCTATAGTTCAGTTTAGCGTCTGCTAGCTTTTGAGGGTCAGTTCCTTTTACCTTACATGGAACGTGAGTATGTCCCTCTCCCATAGCCGCATGCCATCTATGGTGACCATCATGTACATCATAGTTGTACCCAATTTCTACAGGTTCTAATGGAATACCTTGACGCATTTTCATACGGTTTTCACTAATCTTCTTAGGGTTTAAGGCTCCATCAGTCTGATAAACCTGCTTCAAGCGGTTGACAGGGATGTAAATGACACCGTGCTCACTAGGAACCTTATAGGCAAAACGCTCCGCTCCTTGTGGCAAATGAACTTTTCCAGCCTTTTCCAAGTCAATCACTAATTCATCTGATTTGCTTACAACTTGCTGTACAATGAGGTCTTGCTTAAAGTTCTGTAGGCTCATTGAGTCAGCTAGGTTGTCTAACTTAGACTTGCGTTCAGGTTGCTTGTCTACACGTCCAGTAGACTTTCTTCCCTTTTCTAAGTCAATTGTTAGTTCCTCAGACTTAGCAAAGTCCAGACCCTTGTACAGTTTGGGCTTTTTAAGCTTTCTATAACTGCCATTCTTTGTTACTAGGGAGCTTAATACTCTGTGACCTCCCCATTTAGTATGTCTTGTAATACCATGTCTACGTTTAACTAACGCATAATGGTGTCCCCTTTTGAGGACTACATGAGTACGTTCTCTGTTAACTGCTACTATATGTGTCTTGGTCATTTTTCATCCTCCTCTAAGTCATCAAATAGGGTATCCCAATCTGCAAAATCATCATCCTCTACATCTCCTAGACCATCATCTATAGGGGAATCAGCTTCTTCTAACTGGTCAAATAGGTCATCATCGTCTTCAAAATCCTCTAAATCTCCTAGTTCATCTAGGTCTTCATCAGATAGTGAGAAGTCAGTATCAAAATCATCATCATCGAATAGCTCACTAATATCTCCTAAGCCATCGTCAATATCTTCACCTGCATGCTCATCATCTACGCTACCTAAACCATAGTTAGTGATTTCCATTTGGTGTGGCTCAATCATAGGGTGGTGATACTGTAATTCAATATTAATGTTCTGAGCATTAGTACCTGTAAGCACATCGTCAGCATTACCCATACTCCAGCTACCTGACATCATACCTTTCTCTATCTGCTTTAAGATAAAGGCATCTCTTAGGTGATCCATACCATGAATACTAGGAATGTTACGTGTGTCCATGAAGCTGTCACCATAGGTAGCTGTACAGTGCTTCAAGATGGAATCATCTACCTTTATTACACCACTACCAAAGTGCTCTGCTCCACCTTCCTTATGACCACCTGCGTTATAGGCAACATATGTTGGCTTGCTGTCCTCTGCTTCTAAGCCAATGGAATCATACTCAGCTTCCATACGGTCTATAACGTCCATCCAATCTTCTTCATGGTCATCGTGCATCTCATCAAGTATACCCTGAGTATCATGCTCCATCATCCAACCTTCCATCTTAGACCAAGCATCCTCACCCATATGCTTCTTGATATAACCCTCCATCGTAGCGGCTACATAGCCTTGTTCCATGATGGGCTTTAATGCTCTATGGTCTGCATTGATTGTCAGGTTAGATGTTGCTAAAGCACCTCTATAACCGTTGGCTCTATCTACATCTCCTATGATAGCGTTAACAGCTTCATGAGCTAAGTGAGGATGAGTACCAGCGTACATAGCACCTATATGCTTAGGTGTTCTCTTAAGTGCTGCTAGCTTATAGTTCTTTATAACACTATCTGTCTCATCATCTGCTTTAATCTCTTCTGTTATAGCATTGTGAACGCTACGCCAGTTAGCTCTGATATGCTTGTTGACTGCATCCATTAGGTGTCTGTGTACTTCCTCACCAACCATATCCTCAAATCTAGGGTGCTGTTTGGCTTTAGCTACAGTTTCGTGAATGCCCTTAGCAACCTTATGGATTTCAGGATGCAAGCCATTCCTTGCCAACATTTTATTCACCTCAGGATTGTCCTGTTGATTAGGTTTACCTCCGTGAGGGGTATGAGCTATTAACCCCTCAGCTTTGGCATGTTTAGCACTTTCCTCAGTCTCAGGTAAATGGAAGCTAGGGTGCTTATCCCAATCATGGTGTTCCATCTTTACACCTTGGTCAGCCATAGCCTTAACAGCATGAGGGTGTTTCATAATACCATGCTCTTTGGCTATCTGAAAGTCTAGTTTGCTTTGTATGTGACGTGTACCATTACCAGTACTGGCATCGTTAGGGTCAACCCATTGCATCCTAGTGAACACTTGACCGTTTTTCCCTCTAACCTGTACTGCTCTCTTAACAAGCTTCGCTGTGTTCAGCTCTGCTTTGATTAAATCAATATAAAGTTCCAAAATCCTCACCTCCGTATTACATACGATCATATTCTCCAAGTAAGTCAGTGTTCTGAGGTAGGTGTAGACCTAATATTCTGTCAAGTGCAATGTAACCATAAGTAAGGGCACAGGCTAAATGGTCGTCACCAATACGGGTTACACGCTCATAGATTTCACCTTCATCCTCTTCTACGATGGTACGAACGTTCTTTAAGTGCTTGATAAGCATTTTAAGCTTTTCAGAGCCTTCACCATTTATATTGAACACCCCAAGTGCTCTACCTTTGATATTGTAAAGGGTACGTTTCATCTTAGTAGTTTTGTCTACACGAACACGTTGGGAGCCATCACTCCACGCATCTACTAATGGAATATTGTTCTTAGGAGTATCCCAATCACATGCAAATACCTTAGATGGGAATTGCTGTAGCAAGTAAGAGTTTCTATCTGCACCGAAACCGTTATCCGCCACTATTACGTCAGGGTCATAAGGCTTTAATAAGGCAACAAACTGGTTCACCGATTCAAGGGGTTTATGTGGGTTGTCTTCAGCCCAATGCAAATCCAATAGGTCAACCCTATCATCTTCTGTAAGACCAAGCACAACCATCCAGTTGAAATGCCCCCAGTCAACCCCAGCTACAATTCTCTTATACTTGGAGTAGTCTCTGTGTCCAATCGGGTCTTGGTGCTTAATACAATTATATACGTCTTGGTCTGTGATAATTAAGCCCTCAGAAGCATAGGGAATACCAATAACGTAGTTGTAGAATAGCTGTTTCGACTTGTACTCAAATTGGTTACGCATTACATTATCTGCACTAATCCACACAGCATCTAGCTGAGAAATGTGGTAACCACGAATATCTTTACGTGTTGGATAGTGAGCTACATATTCACCCTTATTCCAGCGGTTAAGCTCCTTATGACAACGTTTACACTGGAACTGGTATGCTCCATCATCAATGATTTCATTAATCATATCTACCTTTTTGTCATCAATACATACAATGTTATCAGGGTCTAGGAATTGCCAGTGACCACATTTATCACACTTATGGTAGTAGAATCGTTGGTCAGACTTTTGAAATAGGAAGTCAACACCACGTCCAGGTATAGTAGGGGTAGACCATCTACGCATGAAGCCATAATGAGAGGATTTTAATGACTCTTGGAAGGCTGTCTCTACGTTATCTTTCATACGATCATACTCATCCAGACCTAGGATGTCTATATCAGCACCCTCCCCAAGCCCTGAACCCCATGCAGAACGTAGGAAAAGTACACTGTCTCTGATTTTCTTAAGACGAACGTTATTCATTTTCTTGTCAAGAGTACTCATTAAGTAATTGGATTCCTCAAATATAGGAGCAATACGAGTGTTACTAAAATCCTCCATTTGCTCTTTACGTGGGAATGTGTACATGGCTTTAGTGTTATTGTGGGTATCCAAGAACCATATGAACTCTGTGATTGCCATTTCTGATAATCCCAACTGACGTGACTTACGTACAGTTTTGTTAGGGTGTTGGTCACGTAGTATGTCAATCTGCCACGGTCTATGTTTAAGAGCAGTCTTAGTACTGTGGAATGTCATTGGGTTTCCCTTAATAAATCTATGTTTAAGTGCCCATAATGCAGGGTCTTTCTTTTCCAGTATAGCCTGTAACTCATAATTACTGATGTTGTCCATATCTAAAACCTCCTATAAAAAGAGGATAAGGTGGTAGCCTTATCCTTCTTCCTCTTCTTCATTATCTATTGTATCACCTAGAGCTTCCTTACGAATCATATCATGTAAGTCTTTCTTCTCTTGGTCTAGTTCATCCATAGGGTTGTCAATCTCTTTACGCTCAACCTTAATCTCAGCTTCATCGTTTACACCATTGATAGCCATGAGTGCATTGTCCATAAGCTTTTTAACCTCAGGGTCACTAGCATTTACAACCTGTGATAGCTTAGTCATCTTAACTTCATCAAGTGTATTTTCACTACGTTCAGTGGCTTCACCAAGTAGCAACAGGTCAAGCTTGATTAGGTCAGACAATTGTTTAGCATTCTGTATACCCTCAGCCTTGCCAGCCTTTACATTCTCCAAGTATGAATCTATTAATCCTTTAATATTCGTCCTATGTTCAGTCTTTGCTTCCTCTACATCAGTTGTCAGTCCAGTAGCCTTACCAAATTTCATAGCAAAGCTAGAAACAACAGCCTTTTTCTCACGTTTATCAGCCATATACACTACCTCCTTGTCTTCTTTGAGAAAAATAAAAAAGAGCATATATCTAATGATATATACCCTTCAAGGTCACTGACACGTTATAGCCTTCCTTTTCAAACTGTTCAGTTAGGTTCCGTACAGCAAAACGTAAACTTGACTTCTTCAATATCTCCTCTATAGCAGGGTGCTTAGAAGCTTTCCCTATTGCATCTTCTTCATCTTTTCCTAGTACTACTCCAGCCTTATCCTCATGGTCTATAGGGACTACTAGGAAGATGAAGCGTTCCAAGCCACTCATTCTATCATAATTCCCATATAAGGAATAGTGTTGTCTATCTTTAGGTTAACCTCATGCACATCATTTACTATTACCTTGTGTATCGGTCCATTCTTACCATCTACCTGACACTCTGCCATAATCTCATCCATCATTTGCTGATTGATATAGGCGGTGGTAACATGCATACCTTTTTCCATAGCATCCATCACACAGTTCATAACCTCTGTAAGTGTCTCTGTTTCATCTGAGTTTATCATAGTTACATGACGATGAATACCATCACCAGCACCAGTGTCTACAGGAGCACCACCTTTTATAGCCTTAAGTATTTCCTGAGTGAGGTTGCTAGCACTCTCTTTTACTGTAGTAGATTGTTCAGGAGCATAATCCTCACAGTCTTCTTCTATATATAAAGGTAATTTGTCCTTAAGCTTCATTGCTTTTTCGATAACAGGGATGTGTTTGCATACTTGACGGTGGATACAACCATAGCATTGTTCAATTGGGTAATTTTCCATTGCGTTCCCTCCTCTTTGAAGTAAAAGAAGCGGAAAAGACAAAATCCTCTCCGCTCCCTCTGTACTAACCAAGCATGTTACTTGATATCGCAATCAGTACTATGACTACGATACATATAAAAAACACAGTCGGGACTGGAGTAGAAGCCCTAACCAACCACAAAACCAGCACAATAAGTAGCAGTATCACGAGTAAATGAGTTATAGCCATTACTTCACCTCCCTAATCAGAATATAGGGTGGAAGTATACATTCCCATATCGTCCTCTCCTGACAATGATAAGGTACTCGTCTACCTAGAACACAGGAAATATCAGGAAATGTTGCTTAATCCTCTTAAAATCATAGAAAAAGGTGGGTTGCACCCACCTCTCTTTTAAGTCAACTATTTATCTACACCCACTACATACCCCATAATGGTGATTCTCTCATACACCTCTGTCTTAGAAGTGTGTTGCAGGGATAAAACCTGACCTCTGATAGTCACCTGCTGGAGAGTTAGTATGTCCATTCCTGAAAATTCGATGTTCATACCTGCAACAAGCGGAAACTTATCGAAATACAGGAATCCTATGGTAATCTGTATGTTTGTGGTGGTAGTCTTTTTGTCATAAGCCTGTACAATCACGTTCTTCATCTCAGGAGCAGGTATGCCATTGAGCTTGTAGTCCGACATTGTGAGTAGCTTTATCATTTGAACACCCTAAATCTCTTAGCAAGCGGATTCATTTGGTTGTCTTCTTCGATTTCATATGTCTTTTTATCTACATCATCTACATGTATATAGCCTGTAGCGGCTTTCTCACCATTAAAATAGCTGTACTGGATAGTAAGTGTATCCACATTAATTACAACTCCCCTAGCTACAAACTCAGGCGGTGTATCGGGCTTCATGATGTCTTGGTTGTATACTTCGATGAACATGCCAGGTTCTATCTCCGCAGTATTAAAGATTGTACGATTGGATAAATATTCCTCCATATTCATAGCAATCACTCCTTCTTCTTAAATACTTTCTTAAGGTCATCCAATGTCTGCATTTCCTCTACTAACTTATCATTGCAAAAGTCCCTAGCTCTCTCATAGTTGTCGTCAATGCCACCAGCACCCGATAAATCCTTAGTAGGTAGCTCAATCCCAACGTCAACCCTAGCTGATTGGTAGTTCCCTAAGCTGACAGTAAGACCAATTGCATACTTGACTTTAGCCATTTCCTCACTCATCTTAATATCTTCTCCTTCCTCTTTGTTGAGTCTATGCTTAATGGGTCTACCGTCCTGTAGTATCTGGACGGTCACCCACCATTTCTTAGATTTCATCTGTATCATCTATCTTCCTTACAACCTCACTATACTTCTTATATGCCTTGATGAATGGCTCAAAAGTTGACATAGCATTCAGGTATCTAGGCTCGGTAAGCTTGCCGATTTTGGCTAGAGAGTCCAGCACATTACCAAGTGAGTGTGATAAACTCTCCATATTAACTAATACTTTGAAGTTCTTCTCTAGTCCTGCGTTATACATCTCTTTATCTTTAGAGCCGACAAAACGAGCCACTGGTACCTGATATTCACCTTTCCTAGCCACAACCAAGTACCCATCATTACCCCCATGACGTACCATAAATGTCACTTCCTGTAGAGCATGTTCAGCTTTCAACAGACCTCTTCTTGCATTAGGTAACTCCTGCATTCCTAATTCTTCTAAACTCATTCCATTTCCTCCTCTAAATTGTATTACCTCAGGGGGCAACCCTAGTTGGTTGTAGCTCTCATTAATCATTTGTAGCACTTGGTTACTCTGTTCTTCTGCCTTAACAGCATCTAGGTATTGGATGTAAGAATCCTTATCAGCCATATTAACCCTTCTCTCTGATGTGCTTGTGGAATCCTGCTAGACCATCTAGTTGATTCAGTGCATCCTTTAGAGCGTAGGTCTTTCCGATGTGCATTTCAAACTTGGTTACATCCAGTGCATGAGCC